CAAGGCTCCCGTTCAGACCGGCACAGTGACCTTCCCTGACGGCACCAAGTACCAGGTCGCCCTGTGGGATCGCGTGAGCAAGAACGGCAACCCGTTCCGTAGCGGCACGTTGAAGCTCGATGACGGCACGTACAGCAAGGGCGGTGGCCGTGGTGGTAACGGCGGTGCAGTCAAGGTGGACTTCTGATGAATCTGACGAACATCCACGGTCTGCCTGACGCGTTGGTGAACGCCATCAAGAACGACCCGTATACGGGTGGTGGCGACATCAGCGTGACCAAGCTGATCGACTCACCGCAGGTGCGTGTTCTTCGCAAGAAGTACGCGAGCCTGGTGGTCGAGGACGTGAGCGATCGGATCTGGGCGCTGATGGGTCAGGCCGTCCATACCGTGCTCGAGCGAGCTGGCACCAGCGCCCTGGTCGAAGAGCGTTTGTACGCCACAGTCGATGGGTGGAGCGTCAGCGGTCAGTTCGACCGACTGCACCTCCAGGACGCCGTCCTCCAGGACTGGAAAGTGTGCTCGGTCTACAAGGCCAAGGGCGACATTGCCTGGGAGCGACAGCTCAATTGCTTGCGTTGGCTTGCTCACAAGAATGGTTATGACGTCAATCGCTTGCAGGTGATTGCGATCTTCCGTGACTGGAAGCCAAGCGAGGCCAAGCGAAACCCTGATTACCCTCAGCGGAACGTGGCGATTATTGAGGTTCCCGTATGGGATCTCGATGCGGCGGAAGCGTATGTGCGTCAGCGGGTCATTCTTCACAAGAGCGCCGATGTCCAGGACACTTCGGATCACTCCGTTGAATGCACAGAAGAAGAACGCTGGTACTCAGGCACCTCTTACGCCCTGATGAAAGAGGGCGGCAAACGCGCAAAGAGGGTCGTGTTCATGAAGGAGGAGCTCGGGGAGATCCCTGACGGCCACTACGTCGAGGAGCGACCTGGCGTGAACCGCAGATGCGAAGGCTATTGCGAAGTGGCCCCGTTCTGCACCCAGTACCAGCGCATCAAACAACAACAAGCAGACCCAACGGAGATCGCAAATGATGTCGATTTTTGATGCCGCCGAATATCTCGGCGTCTCTGTCTTCTCTCTTCGCAAACTTGCGCGTGAGAAGAAAATCCCCGCCGGCAAAGTCGGTCGGCAGTGGCGTTTCAAGCAGGAGGATCTGGACAAGTTCCTCAAGCAGCAATACGGAGAGGAACATGTCTGATTCAATCACCGCAACACTGACAGAGCGAGGTGCTCGGTATGGTCTGTTCAAGGACCACGCCGAGATCTCGCAGACGCTCAAGTCCACCATCAAGTCGTACATGATGGAGAAGTGGAACGAGCTCGAGGACGACCAGCGTGAAGCGCTGGAGATGATCTGTCACAAGATCGCTCGCATTGCCAACGGCGACCCTAACTACGCCGACTCATGGGTGGACATCGCTGGCTATTCCAAGCTTGTGGCTGACCGCCTGGAGGGCAAAGCACGATGAGCGTCATCAACGCCGACCTCGCACGGCAGGGCGCAGAGACCGGCATGTTGCTGGCCGCTTCACACGCTGACCGAACCATCGAGAACTGGAGCGACCAGGCGACCGTCCTGTTCAAGCTCTACGCCAAGATGCACCCCGATGGCTTCATGACTGAAGACGTCAGGGTCTGGGTCGACAAGTTCGGCTTCCCACACGCGCCTGATCAGAGGGCATGGGGCGTCGTCGCCACCAGACTTTCTCGTCAGGGCTACATCAACTCCGCCGGCTATGGCAGACAACGCTCTGCCAACTGCCATCGCGCACCTAAAACCATTTGGAAACTTGCATGAACATCACTCTCACTTTCACCATCGAACAACTCAACGTCATCCTGCGCCACCTGGATCAAGGCAAGCACAGCGAAGTGCGCCAGCTGATGGACCTGATCATCACGGAAGCCAACGCTCAGACCCAAGCCGCGCAACAGGCTCAGCAAGTCGCCGCCGAAGAAGCCGCCGCTGCGGAGGGCGAATGACCAACTACCAACGCACTGCCGCCTGGCTGAAGGCGTGTGGCAAGGAACCTGGCCCAGCGAACCTGTCGGTTCAGGTCGGGTGCCACATCGAGGAGTTCATCGAGTTCCTCCACACCGTCGAGATCAAGGGGAAAACCCTACCTCTTGAGGTGATCGCCGCCGCTGTCCATGTTCTGGATGACTTCGCCGCAGACCTGAAGAAGGGTGACGCCGAGGTTCGCATCAGCGACGACGAGCGTGAGCAAGCCCTCGATGCTCTGTGCGATCTGGAAGTGACGCTCAACGGTGTCGCTTACATCGCTGGCTTCGACAAGGATGCGGCCGACCAGGCCGTGCTTGCATCGAACGACGCCAAGCTGGTTGACGGCAAGCCCGTCATCAAAGAGGGCGGCAAGATCGGCAAGCCAGAGGGTTGGGTTGCTCCTGATCTGGCGGCGTACGTATGAACCAGGAGGAGGTCTGGGCCGACGAGCTCCGTGAGTGCCGCAAGCGCTTCGTTGCTCGCGTGAAGCAAGCCCTGTACATCACTTCGCCCACTCGTCGGTACGAGCTGTACCAACAGTGGCGCAAAGAGATCGGGGACATTGCGGCGCGTGAGACGGCGAAGTTCACGGAGGCGGTGCGAGCCGGTCGGGTCTCCCTCAAGAAGATCGAGGACATGATATGAGCAACGTAATGAAGGGGATTGCCACCCTGGTCGGAGGTCTGCTGGTGTTCGCCGCAAGCTGGATGGTCATTGGCTTTCTGGCAAGGGCGGTGCAGACGTTCTTTTGCTGGGGGTACGGCTGTTGAACATCGCAGAAAAGGACCAGCTCGAGCGGCTGAAGGAACAGCTCGAAGCGCAGATCAACAAGGTGCCTCCTCGCGTGGCCAACGGAAGCATCCAGGAAACAAGAGAGTGGCTGAGCATGAGAGACGAAGCAAAGAAGATGTTGCGTAAAAGCGACATCAACGCAGGCCAGATCCTCTCGATGATCAGCCGATTGCAGTAAGGAAGCAGATGGAAGACAACAACAAAGTCGTAGCCGATCGCTACGAGTACACCGCCTACAAGTGGGGCCAGATCATCTTCGTGCCCCACTACCGCAACTCCACGGCCTACGTCGGTCCAGGCTATCCCGAGCTCGCACCCAAACTGTGGGAAGAGCGTGAGCTCCTGGCCGTTGGCGCACGGCCCATCAAGCTGATGCTGTGGGCTCGCCCACGATTCAGCTTCGACAAAGCGGCATAAGTTTTGGGGGAAAGGGAAGGCGCATGCGCTGGTCTGCTGTCGGGGGCCTGAGTCATCGGGCTCCACGCTCCGGAGCCGACACACTAGACCAGACTTCCTGAGTACCCCACCCCCCCAACCCATTGAAAAAATCCGTCACGGAGCGTACCTTAGTGGTGCGGTCTGCGGCGGGTAGAGGAGCTTTTGGCATGTCTATCTACCTCCGTGGCAGTACGTACTGGTACAGCTTCATGGTGAAACGCAAGTCGTACCGGGGCAGTTGCAAGACCAGCGATCCGAAGCAAGCGCAGGAGTATCACGATCGGTTGAAGGCAGAAGCGTGGCGTGGCCGTCTGCTCAACGACAAGCCCCGTTACAAACTGTCCGAAGCGATCGAGCGGTACGTCAAAGACAACGGTGATAAGAAGTCGATTCGGGATGACATCCGATCGGCCAACTGGTGGAACGAGCAGTTCGCCTCCGCCAAGATCACGTTCATTGACGAGCTCACCGCCGAGCAGATCCGCGACATTCGAGATGACGAGCTCGGTCGGCCTGGCAAGAAGGGTCCGATCAAGCCGGCAACCGTGGATCGCAAGCTCGCCTTCCTGCGCTCGGTTCTGAGGGCTGCGAAGCTGAAGTGGGAGTGGGTCGAAGACGTCCCCTTCGTGGAGCTGTACAACGAAGAGGAAGAGCGGGAGCGGTACCTCGAGCCTCATGAGGTCGAGCGGTTGGTGAAAGCCCTGCCTGAACCGTTCAACTACATGGCGCTCCTGGCCGTCGCAACCGGCCTGAGACAGGGCAACGTCTTCCAGCTGAAGTGGTCAGAGGTCAACCTGGTCGGGCGCTACATCAGGCTCCCAGGCGTTCGGATGAAGAACGGCAACCCGTTCTCCGTGGCACTGAACGAGACCGCCATGACGGTGATCCGCGCCCAGATCGGGAAACACACCGAGTACGTGTTCCCGAAGGAAGATGGGACGCCGCACATGTGGCTCCCGTCCGACATGTGGAAGAAGGTGTTGCAGGATGCTGGGCTGGAGAACGTCAGGTGGCACGATCTGCGTCACACCTGGGCCAGCCTGATGCGCCAGTCAGGTGTTGCGCTGGCGGATCTGCAAGAGATGGGTGGGTGGAAGAGCGAGCGGATGGTGCAGCGTTATGCCCATCTGGACGTCTCTCACCTGCACCAGAAGGCTGCGGTCATGGACCGAGTTTTGTCGCCAAAGCCCGACGGTGTACGTTATTTGCACAGCGTCTGAAACGAAAAGAGCCTGACCGCAGTCAAGCTCTTGATTTGTTTGGCTCCCCGAAGAGGGCTCGAACCTCTGACCTGCGGATTAACAGGGGGCGATTGGTAGTTGCGCTCTGTGGTGGTACGTTGTAAAGCGTTGTTTAATAAACTGAGCCCGTTTGCAGACCGCCCTTAATACACGCTCAGCAACGTACCTACCACTGTACGTTTTTCGCACACCTATCCGTAAGGAAATTCTACTTGGTCTTCCCTGCCCTCATATTGTCAACGAGGTTCGGATAGGGACGGCCAGCCTTCTTGGCCATCTGCTTGGCCTTGGCCTTCTGCTCTGTGGTGAGCGGCTTGCTCTTGCTCTTGGGGTTGGGGGTATCCCACACAGGTTTCTTCATCGTCTTTCCTTTCAGTCTGCGTATAGCTTGCCACGGAAGTATGCCCTGCCGTCCTCACGCACGGCGCAGAACTCCGGATACAACAGCATCCCATCGCGCCAGGTGAGCACCGCAAAACCAGACTGCCAGTTCATGCCAGGCTTGCCGATGCGGTAGTCGAACTCCTCCTGAAACTCGTCGGCCAGCATCCCCGTCTTGATCCCGTAGTGCAGCTCCTTGAAGCCCTTGTGGGCCTTGCAGGACAGCTCATGGGTGTGACCAGTGACCGTGTGGCATCCGCCCTTCAGGACGTCGTTCCAGCCGCTGTGGAGGCCGCTGTGCCAGTCATGGAGGATCACCGTATCGTCGTTGACGTCGATGCGATCTGAATCCGCCCAAAACGGCAGGTGGTCACGGAGCAGGAAGCCGCCGATCCCCTCGTACTCCGGCACCTGGTTGGCCAGGCGGGACTCGAAACGAGCGCAGTGGTTGCCGTAGGTACGGAGCAGTCGGGTGCCAGGCTTGACGATCTTCTCGATCTCACCCAGGCGAGCGACCACGGCCTCGAGCTCGTCCTTCACGGTGGGTCGCTTCTGCCAGCGGATACGGGGGTGACGGCTGATCGCCCCGCCATCGAGGATGTCGCCGTTCAAAACGACTGCTTTGACCTCGGAGCCCAGATCTGCGATCAGATTGCACATGGCTTTG